CCGAGCGCGGCCTCGCGCCGCTTGCGTTCGTCCCGCTCGCTGACCGCGTCGGGGTAGACGTCGCGCCATTCTTTCCCATCGACGCCGATGTCGGCGGCGACCGCGGCCTTGACCGCGGCGACCTCGCCCTCGCGTCGGACCAAGCGGCGGTCGTACTCGTCCGCGTCGATGTCCTGTCGCTCGGCAGTCTCCGCGTCCCCGCCGCTCTTCAGCGGGACGGCAGGCTGCGGGTAGGCCAGCTCGATCGCCTGCGCCTCGGCGAACCGCAGCGGCCGGACCCTCAACTTGTTCCCGCCGATCGTGAACGGCTTCGTTCGCTCGGCCAGCACGAGATCGCTGATCTGCATCCGTATCCCCCTGTTGCCTGGTCCCTGATCCCTGATGCCTGCAACGTGCCCGCTCGCTCACGGGCGCTCACAGTCCTCAGTACGTTGCGCGCGCCGGCTTCGGGTCGTGGCTCTTCATCTGGAACGAGTGCTTCGCGAACTCGCCCGGCCCGCCCGAACTCTTGCGCAGCGACCCGGCGACGAGCGTGCACTTGGTCCACGTCTCCTGGGTGCCGGTGCTCGCGCCCTTGTAGTCCGGTTCCTTGACGACGATGGTGAAGTACGGGCCCTTGCCCTCGTCGTTGGCGTTGGCGGCGCTGGCCTCGAGGAACTGCGGGAACTCGTCCCCGCCCGCGTCGTAGCCGCCGGTCGCGACGGCGACGAAGTCGAGGAACGACGGGTTCTCGTCGCCCTCGACGTCATCGACGATCGCCCCGTCGTGCCGCTGCTCGATCTTCTCGTACCCGCCCTGGACGACGCTGACCTCCTCGCCGGGCGAGAGGTGCTTCATGATGAACTTCTGGCTGTCCTGGTCGCGCGTGATCTCGACGACCGAGCCCATCGAGTATTTGCGCCCGGTCCCGGCGTTGGCGTTGATGTCGGCCATGTTGTGTCCTCATCCGCGCACGTGCGTGCGCACTCGAGGCATCAGCGGCTAGGCATCAGGCATCAGCCCGACCCGCTCTTCCTGATGCCCGGTCCCTGATCCCTGATGCCTGTACCGCTTCAGTTCGACTCGATCGTGTCCCCAGAAACGCGCTGCACGGTGCCCGAAATGGTGAGCACACCCTCGCGTGTGCCCTCGGCGCCGGACGGATCGACGCTCGATCCGACGCGTACGCGGTCCACGGTGACGGTGTGCGTGGTGGCGTCGTCTCGTGCCGAGCGGACGCGTTCGATCGCCTTCTTCAGCTTGGCGGCGCGCGACTGCCAGGCGTAGACGTTGCCGTTCGGCGCGCGGGTCAGGGCCTCTTTGACGAACAGCACGACGACGCCCGAGAAGTCGGCGGTCTGCGGCTCGTCGTCGGCGTCCGAGGTCCCGTGCGGCTCGAGGTCGATCGACCCGGCCCAGGTCGCCCAGGCTTCGGGGTCGTCGTCATCGACGCGGTCGGGCGCCATGTAGAGGCGGACCCCCGCCGACTGGCTGACGAGGTTGTCGTCGATGGCCTTGTCGAGGATCCGGTGTGCGAGCCCGGCGTCGATGATCGCGCTGTCGGCCATCGGCTACGCCCTCGAGGCCCGGCACACGAGCCGGTAGACGGCGCCGCTGAGCAGTGTCTCGACGGCGACGACGCGTCGGGTGATCTCTTCGTCGTTGTCGATCACGACGAACCGGTCGGTCGGCTTGAACGCGGAGCCGTCGTAGGTCATCAGTTCGGCGCGGACGTCGTAGCTGATCACCTCGACGAGCTGTCGGCCGTCTCCGACCGGTTCCTGTCGGACGGCGCCCTTGATGGCGTCGGTGACGTCGGCCTCGCGCATGCCGACCATCGCGGAGTATTCCCCGGTGGTCTTGCTGGCGGGCCCGGTGGCGGTCTTGGTCTCGCGCACGGTGATCGACGCGGAGCCGAGCAGGCCCGCGCACGACTCGGCGATCAGGTCCTCGCAGTCACGGAACGACACGTCGTGTCCTTACTCCCTGCGGGGCCTGCTGCGGCCCCCTCGCCCCGCTCACGCGCCGCAGACGCGCGCGAACGCGCCCCGCAGCTCGCGGCACTTGTTGCTGGCGTGCCCCTTGCTCGTCCGTCCCGTGAGGAGCACGGCCTCGCTCCTGGTCATGCCGCGCATGATCCCGTCGATCATCGGCATCCACGATTCCTCGACGCGCAGGCGGATCGCCCGCACGGCGTCGCGGTCATCGACCCGTTTCAGGTCCGGCGCGGCGACGGCGGGCTCGTCGAGGATCGTCCCCGGTCGCGGACGCGCCGCCCTGCCGCGGAAGTGTGTGTCGATCAGCTTCCGGTAGGCGACGGTGGTCGCGAACGTGTGGAACTTGACGCCGCGCTCGGGGTCGAACCTCGAGCGTGCGAGCTGGACGTACTCCCAGACCTCGCCGAGCAGCTCGTTCGCGTCGATGCGGAGCCCGTAGCGTTGTGTGAAGCTGATCGCGATCGCGCGGCACGCCTGGTAGTCGCCCGCGTCGTCGTCGTGCCGGAGCAGTTCCATCGCGCTCCCCCTCTGGCCTTCGGCCTCCGGCCTCCGGCCTTCCCCTCCTGATGCCTGATGCCCGATCCCTGGTGCCTGTATCAGACGCCCACCACCCCCGGGCCCACCGTCCTACGTCCCGCTCTCGATCAGCGCGTTCCCGCTGCTGGCCGCGGTCGCGTTGGCGTCGAGATCGAAGTCGATCCCGAGCAGCGCCGCGCCGCCGCAGTCGCCGACGATGACCTCGGCGATCGTGTCGTCGTCGGGGCTGTAGACGGTGACGCCCTTGCCGGTCCAGCTCGCGACGTGCGTGCCGAAGTCGTCGTCGGTGTTGGCGATCACGTCCGCGAGCCTGCTCGCGGCGGGGACGACGGCGCCGTCGCCGAGCTTGGCCCCGAGCGTGGCGATCAGGACGGTGACGGGCTGGACGTAATAGACGTCGGTGTTGAACACGCGCCAGCCGAGGTAGACGGTGGCGGTGATCTTGGTCCCGTCGGCGCCGGTGCCGAAGAAGAGCAGCCGCGCCCACTGGTCGCGCTTCGCGCCGTCCGGTGTCCCGAGCCAGTGCACCTTCCCGAGCGCCGCCTCGAGCTGGGCCTTGGTGTAGAGCCCGGCGCCCGAGAGCGCGTAGTCGGTCTCGACCGAGTCCTCGGGGAGGTACTTGAGGAGGTTGTCGGTGTAGAGCATGGTGTCTCCTCAGTTGCGGGCGACGAGCGCCGCGCGTCCTCGAGCGTTGCGTGCGCTGCGCGACCCGCGGACGAGCGCCGACGCCGGCAGGCTCGCCGCCGCGGCGAGCCGGAGTCGCCAGGCGTCCGCGACTTCCTCCGCACCCAGACCCGGCACGCCGTTGTAGTGCACGCCCTGGTCGTCGAACCGCCCGGCCATCACGCCGACCTCCGACGAGCCGAGCAGGTCGAGCGCCGTGACGACCGGCCAGCCGACGCGCGGCCCGTGCGTGGTCACGAACCGGTCGTGCCAGTCGATCATCTTGCGCGAGTCGTTGTAGTACCCGGTCGAGCCGGTCGTCCCGTTCGTGAGCGACCCGCTGACGTACACGCCGTCGGCCCCGGCCGCGATCGCCTCGTCGGTGAAGTATTCGATGGCGTCGTCGCCGTCCCCGTCTACGTCATCCTGCGTCGCGTGGATGAACACGGTGTCGATGCCGAGCGCCGCGACGCGGTCACGCCAGGCGGTGCCGTACATCTGGTCCGACGCGTTGCCGACGCCATTGGGCACGAACTGCTTGTACCCCGCGCCGCCCTGCCCGCCGAGGCTGAAGACCTCTCCGTCGCGGTCGGTGAAGATCGCGCCGATGGCGTCGAGCGCGATCATGTCGCCGGAGTTGTTCGGCCGGATCTCGAAGTAGCGGAACTTGCCCGACGCCGCGGTGCGGGGCGTTGAGAACGACAGCATCCGCTGGGCGTGCTCGCCGACCCAGATCGTCTTCCCGTCGAGCGCCGCAGAATTGGCGTTCTGTGTCAGGGCGTGCGAGAGCCCAAGGTCGTACCCGTCGTCGCCCCCGTTGCGGGCGACGGACGTGATCCACGCGTAGTCCTCGCCGACGACGTGGAAGATATGCCCGACCTCGGGCACGGCGGTCGTCGTCGTTGCCGACGCGTCCTTCAGCTCGATCGACGGAGTGCCCGGCGTGTAGTCATCGACGCCGTCCTCGTACGTCCATGCGTGCGCCTGCCCGTCCGGGTTGCCGAACTCTTGCGCCGCGTCGATCTCCTCGGTGTACGTCGCGGACCCGCCGTAGGTGTCGGCCTCGCCGTACGTCACGCGGCAGGGCTGCGCGCCGGGCATCGCCAGGTCGAGACAGACGCCGTCCGCGTCCTCGGTCGCGCGGTCGGCCTCACCGTTCCACGTCGGCGCGATCCAGATACGGAACGTCGAGAGGCCGGGGATGCCGTAGACGTTGCCCGGTCCGGTGTCGCCGGTGTTGTTGGAGCTGAACCCGAGCCGGTTGATGTTCCTCGAGCGGAGGCTGGTCAGGTTCCCGATGTCCGGGTGGGCCGACGAGCCCGAGCCGATCCACGGCCACGCGTTCGAGGTGTTGGGGATCGGCGCGATGACGCCAGCGACGCGGTCCTGGTCGTGCGCGAGGACGAGCCCGCCGAGCAGGTTGTGCGCGAACGTCGCGCCGCTGAACTGCCGGACGACCCACGACTGGTCGATGATCTCGATATGTCTCCGGCCCGAGCCGGTCCGGTTGCCGTAGCGGTGCCCGCCAACCGACGCGCCCTCGAGGGTCGCCGCCTCGGATATCTCGACGCCCGCGGTCTGCGCGGTCGCCGACACGTCGAACACGCCGTTCGGGTCCGCGGTCGATCCGTACGGGCTGTGCCAGGTCACGTCGCTGGCGTCGTTGACGGTGGACGAGCCATCGCGGTCGCCCCAGTCCGTGCTGTTCTTGATGAAGACGCCGAGCCCGCCGGCCTCGCCCTGGTCGCCCTCGTCGGGCTCGGTGTTGAACGGCAGGTGCCCGAGCATCGCCAGCGTGTCGCCGCGTCCGCCGGCGGTCGCCGAGCGGTGCCAGGCGATGAGGTCGCCGGCGGCCATCTCGGCGCAGACCGAGACGACGTCCTCCTGGGCGAGCGCCGAGTCCTTGACGATCATGTAGTCGATGCCGACCGCGTCGTGCGAGCCGGACGAGTTCCCGAACCGGATCCGTCGGAGGTCGTCGATCGTCGCGAGCGTCGCGGCGGCGCCGGAGACGAGCAGCGTCCCCTCGTCATCGAGATCGCAGACGTACAGGTTCATCGACGTGCCCGAGCGCGTCAGCACGGCGCAGAGCTTGCGTCCGGCGGCGCACTGCGCGACCGAGAGGTTCGACGACGACCCGACGACGCGTGCGGTGCCGCCGCCGGTGGCGGTCCGCATGAGCACCTGCCGCGTCGCGCTGACCTGGAGCACGAACGAGATCGACGCACCGGTCGCGGTCCATCCGACGACGATCGAGTAGAGCGCGCCATCGTGGGCCTCGACCCACATGAACGGGATGGCGACGGTGAAGTCGCCGGTGGTCCAGTCGGTGCCGAGCGAGGTGAAGTCGGCCGACAGCAGGTGTCCGGCATCGCGGACGTGGATCGTCATCTACTCATCCCCCTCGAACTGCTTGCGCAGCCAGGAGACGTCGTTCTCGATCTTCGTCACGACCTTGTCGATCGCGTGGATGACGTCGTTCTGGTTCTCCTGCTTGGCCTTGACGTCCTTGACGTCCGCTTCGATGGCGTCGATATCGCCCTCGAGCGCGACGATGCGGTGGTCGGCGATCTTCGCGTCGGCCTCCTGACCACTGAAGTAGCGCGCGACAGCCCAGACGACGCCGGCGATGGTGAGCAGGCCGACGATTGACCCGATGCTCAGCCGCCTCTTCCAGGCTCTGCTCACGGCGTGACCTCCCAGACCGCGGCGTCCGCCATCGACTCGCGCGTTCGCTTGGCCGCCAGCACGCACTCGCGCCGCGCGTGGTAGCCCTGGCCGGAGTCGGCGATGACCTTGCCGTTGACGGCGCGCAGGCGCCACCGCCAGCGACCGGCCCGGTCCCGGTAGACCTCGACCCGCGGGTATCTCATCTGCACCCCACCGCGATGACGCATGTGGCGATCACGCCGGCAACGAACCCGGCGATCGCCCACTGGACGCAAACTCCGCCTCGAGCTTCTTCCGCGCCCGCGCCGACCCGAACCCGCTGGTCGCCTTCTCGATCGTCCTGCGGCCCTGCTCCGGGTGCCCGTTGCTCGCGTCGCGGACCCCCTCGCGCAGGAGGCCGATCCGGTGCAGCCACCGCCACCCGAGCACGATCGCCGTGAGGCCGAGGGCCGCGATGAGCAGCCAGCTCAGCAGCTCGAACACCCAGCTTCCATGCACCAGCAGAAACCACTGCGCGCGTACCCGCTCCCCGACGCCAGCATCGTCGCCAGCGCCAGCTTCGGCGGGATCGTCGCGGCCAGCATCGGGAACGCGCCGCTCAACGCGACCCGGGCGAGCACGAGTCCGAGCGTCGTGAGCGCCAGGATCCCCGCGACCCACCCCAGCGCGTTCGCGGCGCTGCGGACTTTTCCCTCGGCGTACTCCCGTCGCGTCTGCTCCCCGTCAGCGCCGGGCTCGACCGACCCGGCCTTGGGCGGTCCGAACAGTGCGCGGCCCGCACCGCACCCCGGCGCCATCGCCAGGAGCACCGCCAGCATGAGCAGCACGACGATCCGCATGATCAGCCCTCCGGCGACCAGGTCGAGAGACCGGCCGGGTGCCTGGCATCGTCGGGGATCACCAGCCTCGGCGGCCCGTTCGGCCCTTCGGGCTTACTCCCTGCGGGGCCTGCTTCGGACGCCCCCGGCTGATTGCCGAGTGCCGAATCCCGACTGCCGTCTTCCCTTCGCGCCTTCGCGATCTTCGCGTTCAGCGGCTTCGGCCGATCTCGGACGGGCTTGCGTCTCACCACCAGCCCTCCCGGATCGCCCGTTCTTTCGCGTCCAGGTGCCGGTTCATCGACTCCTGCACACGCTGCGCGTTGGCGTCGTCACCAACCGATCGGTAGTGCGAACGCGCCTCGGACAGCTCGTTCATCTTCTGCGCCCACCGCTCGCGGCCGTCGGGCCCCTGACTCCAGGCGGTCTCGGCCCTGCTGTCCCTGGCGTCTGCGGGCCCGCTGCTGACGCGCACCTCGCAGCCGACGGCCAGCATCGCCAGCACGACGACGAGCAGCAGCTCGACGACGACGCGTGGCGTCCGGTTGATCGTGTGATACACCGACGCCATCGCGTCCCCTTCCGCCCTGATGCCTGATGCCCGATCCCTGATCCCTCGATCACGAATCCGGCGTCGTCGAGACGTTGCCCAGCAGCACGCCCACGCGCCGCCCGGCCTCGCCGAACAGGTGCGGGTCGATGAGCTGACGCGAACGCACGTACCGCGCCGGCGGGTTCGGCTCCTCCCAGCTCTCCATCAGCATCCCGTCGAAGCCCGGCAGCGTCATCGTCCGCCCGAGCTGCGGAACCAGCTTGACGTTCCGCCCGCTGCTCGTGCGCGTCAGCAGCGCGTACTCGTCGCTCCACGCTCGCTTGTACGTGCCGTCCTCCGGGTCGAGGTAGACCGACTTGGCGATCAGCACGCGCTCGACCTCGAAGATCGACGCCAGCGCCTGCGCCGGGAACGTCCCCTTGTCGAAGTCGATCGCCGAGTCGCTGCGCGCCTTCAGCCGGTCCACGATCTGCGCGTTCGTGCCGAGGTTCCGCCAGGTGTCGCTCGTGATCACCAGCGTGTTGTATTCCGGCTCGCCGCGCTCCTCGCCCAGCCGCTTCGCCTCGTTGATGTCGCTGATCGGGACGCCGTTGGCGGTGTCCCACTCATTGTCCACCTCGAAGCCGGTGTTCCCGCTCAGCGGGAACGCGACCGGGCTGAACACCGCCGCGGCGACGAGCAGCTCGTAGTCGAGATCGACCTTGAAGCGGTTGATCTCCGTCTGGATCTCCTCGGCCGGCAGGATGCCACCGTACAGGCGGACGTCCTCCTCGAGGATCTCCCCCATGTGGCCGAACTCGACCAGCCGGAAGGTCTCCTCGCCGAGGTCGATGTTGCTCTGCGCCGTCTTGGCGCCGCGGGCGCGGCGCGTGTTGACGTGCGTCAGGTACGACTCACGCGAGACCGTAAGGATGTTGCCGCGCTCGAGGCTGACGTCCATGTCGGGCAGCAGCTCCCGAGCGATGAACTTCTCCTCCGGCTCGTAATCGACGTACGCGACGTTCAGGTCATCGCGCGGCGTCGAGTTTCCAATGGGCTCCAGGAAGGGCATACCGTGCTCCGTTTCATGCGCGCAGCGACCGCCGCGCGTGCTGTTCACATGCGTTCACGTCGCCGGTCACCCGGCACACTCCGTGTGTTGATTCCCTGCGGGGCCTGCTGCGGACCCGCACCGACCGGAGCCCCACGGCCTACGGCCTGCTCATCACCCGATCACACCGGGCAGCACCGTCACCTTGCCGATCTGGCCGACCGCGCCGACCGAGCCGCCCGTGTCGTTGACGACCATCGTCAGCTCGCAGTCGATCACGTCGCCCGCGACCACGTTGGTCGGCGTCAGCGTGAAGTCGTAGTCGGTGAAGGTCGTGTCGATGTCCTGCGGATCGGTCGCGCAGATGTCCGCGCCGACACCACCGCCGCCGTCGCTCTCGTGCGCCTCGAGGTTGATCGTCGCGCCCACGGTGGACGCGGCCGACTCGCGGCAGCGCACCCGCACCGTGATCGGGTCGCCGTCGATGTACTCCGGCGGAACGACGAGCTCGAACCGGGCCAGGTTCGTCACCGACGCGCCGCTGGCCGACTCGGTCACCGCCAGCGGCGACGCCGAGCCGTGCGACCCGGCGGTGATCCCCATCGCGCCCGTCGGCGTGCCTGCCGTGTTGCCGAGCTGCTGGAGCGTGCCCGTGGCGCGCAGCGCCGCCATCGGGATCACGAACGGCTTGACGCCCTGCTCGAACGGCTTGGGCAGCACCTCGACCTCGTCGCCGTCCACGCAGGTCGTGCGGGCCTGGCCCACGTACACCGACCCGCTCGCGGCGACCTTGCCGTCCGCGGCGGCGTACACGTCCGCGCCCTTCGTGATCGCGCCCGACGCGATCATGATCTGCGTGCCCGGCCCGTTGTCGAGCAGCACCGTCCCCTCGTCGTCCTCGCTGATATCGACCGCGTGCGCGGCCGTGCCGATCCCCTTGTCGGTCACGCCGCACTTGGTCAGCTTGTTCGTGGCCGTGTCGAGGTAGACACGCCGGTACGCCTCGGTGTCGGCGGTGAACGTCATCGTCAGACGGTCGCCGCGCGTGAACTGGATCGGCATGGCTTGCTCCTTCTCGCGGCGGCGCCGCGTGTGTGTCAAAAAGACGAGCGAGTGAGGGCGTGAGCCGTCTCACCCGCCCGCTCGTGGGGGTGCACTGCGTGCGGCATGCCCTGCGGGGCCTGCTCCGGTCACTGCGTGACAGCACTCCCTGCGGGGCCTGCTGTGCACGCCTCTGGCCTACGGCCTCTCCCGCTACGCCGGGCGGCGCAGCTTCTCGCGCAGCTTCGCGCCGTTCGGGGACTGGTTCACCAGCTTCATCGCCTCGCGGTCCGTGCAGCCCTCGAGCTGCTTGACCTGCTTCCAGGCGGTCGCGTAGTCCGGCGCCTCGGCGATCACCTGGTCGATCGGCGTCTTCCCGCCGATCGAGCCACCGCCGCCCGACCCGACCGGGTCCGTCCCCTCCGAGCCGAGCGCCTGGTTCCGATCGCCGTCGCGCTGGCGCTTCTCGGCCTCGAGGTCGATCAGGCGGCCCGCCTCGCGCATCGACGCGAGCAGGCTCATCCCCTTCTCGGCGCAGTCGATGATGAAGTCGGCGCGGTTCGGCGTCGCCTGCGGGACGTGCGCCTTCAGGTCGCCCAGCGACGCGGCCGCGCTCATCTTCTCCTCCTCATCCTTCTTCTCGCCGCCGGAGCCCTCGCCCTTGGGCTGCTCTTCCTCGTCCTTCTTCTTCTCGTCCTCGGCGCCCTCGCCCTTGGGCTCCTCCTCTTCCTCGCTCATGCCCTCGAAGACGCCGGGGCGATGCTTCTTGATCTCCTCGCGCGCCTGCTCGTCGGTCATGTCTTCCTTGATCACCATGTCCGCCATGTCTGGCCCCTTCGCTCGGGCGCTCGGCCCGTTGCTCGACCGCCCGCTCGGAACGGTCGGGTTGTTCGTCCGCTGCGGCTCGTCGTCGCCGAGCAGCTCGTCCAGGTCCTCGACGACGCGGTCGGCCAGACCGTTCGCCGTCGCCTCTTCGCCCATGAAGACGCCGCCCTGCATGGCGATGATCGCGTCACGCGTCAGCCCGCGCCCGCCGCGCTGCGCGGCGATCTGGTCGAGCTGCATCCCGTTCGCCTTCGCCGACAGCCGGCGGAACATCTCGCGCTGCTCGTCGGTCACGGGCAGCCCGTCGTCCATCGCCTTCAGCGCGCCCTCGTCGTGCGTGTCGATCGCCTCGACGCCCTCCTCGAGGAACCGGCGCGAGTCGTCGTAGATCGTCCCGAACCCGACGCTGATCGCCCCGACCCGCGCCGTCGGCGTCACCGCGATCTCCGCGGCGAACGCGTTCAGCCAGTAGGCCATCGAGCCCATCAGGTCGTGCGCGAAGCCGATCACCGGCTTCGCCTCGCAGAGCGCCCGGAACGACTTGAGCAGGTCCCCGCAGTGGTTCACGTCGCCGCCCGGCGAGTGCGTGTCGGTGATCACCCGCGCGACCCGCTCGTCGGTCCGCACCGCGTCGAACGCCCGGATCATCCGCCCGACGGGCAGGCACCCGAACAACTCGTCGAACATCGAGCAGTGCGCCTCGATCACGCCGTACACCGGCACGATCGCCGTCTCGCCCCGCATGTGGTAGAGCACCGGCCCGAAGTCGCCGTCGGTCACGACCGCGTCGGCGCGGAAGGCTTCGTTACGGATCGCGTGCACCGCCGACGCCTGGTAGAAGGCGCGCAGGTCGTCGTCGCCCAGGTCGCCCCGTGCCGACAGCCGGATCAGGCGGCGCAGCTCGCGCTGCGTCTGCCCGTCCAGGCCGAGCAGCTCAGGCCGCGTCCAGCGCCGAAGCGTCTTCGTCGGTGTCTTCGGCATCGTCGTCTTCGTTCTCCTGCGCCTCGGCGAGTCGCTTCTCGTACGCGCGTCGCGCGGGCTCGACGATGCTGCGCGCCGCCCGCTTCGTCAGGCCGATCGTCTCGACCAGAAGCCCGAGCGCCGTGTCCGCGTCCAGCTCGCCCGCCTCGATCTTCGTCGCGATCGACTCGGCGATCGTCTTGTCGCCGATCAGAAGCCCGCCGTCGCGGCCCTCCTCGAGCACGCCGAGGCGGCGCATCTTCTCGATCTCGCGCGACCGCGCCTCGATGATCTCGTCCGGGTCCGCGCCCGGGTTGGCGCGGTGGACCATCGCGTCGTGCGTCCAGAGGTTCAGGCCGTAGCCGCGCTCGAGCCCCTCGATCTCGTCGTTCAGGTCGATCACCGGCTGTCCCGGCAGCACGCACTCGATCCGGTCCCACCCGATCGGCGGCATCGACCGCTCGTCGAGCACGGCGCCGTTGTCGTCGATCAGCTCGCCGGCCCGGACCGCCGTCGCCAGCCGCCAGCGCGCCAGCCGCAGCGAGATCGTGCGGACCATCGTCCGCCACTTCGCCAGACGCCGGTGGCTCAGCGCCAGCGCGCCCTTGCTCGCGCTGAAGTTCTTCAGGAACCGGTAGTACGCGATCTCCGGCGGCAGGCCGAGCGACGCCGCGACGAGCTGGAGCTGCGTCCAGGCGAACTCCTGCCACTGCGTGGTCGGGTGCTCCGGCTTGACCTGCTCGATGGACTCGTTCGCGCCCATCGTCTCTTCGATCCCCGCCATCAGGTCGCGGACCTTCTGCGTCTCGCCGCGCTCGTCCGTGATCGTGTCGTCGAGCATCGCCTGGTAGGCGTCCGGCTCGACCACCTTGCGGATGATGCTGAACAGCGTCGCGATGTAGTACGACGTACTGACGCTGTCCGACGTGTCGTGGACCAGCTCGAGCGTGTGCACGATCGGGTGCAGCGCCGGGGGCGCGGCGGTCACGTTCGGCGCCTGCGTCAGGGGGTTGTTGAACAGGACCACGTCCGCGACCGGACGGGCGACCGTGTTCGCGACGCGCGGGTACCACCCGCCGTCCTCCCACTCGGCGATGTTCACCAACCGCGGCCGGTTGCGCGAATCGAACGTGATCCCGTTGACGTGCTCCCGGTCGTTGCCGCGCCCGTTCGGGTTGACAATCCGCTCGTCCTCGATGAACTGCACGGCCGCGCGGTCGTTGCGACCGGTCTTCAGCGGCAGCAGGCACCCGCGCCCGTCCGAGCAGCACGCCGCAACACAGTCGCCGAGCAGCCCCGCCAGGTCCACCGACTGCCGGTCATCGACCGGCCCGCGTGCCCAGGCGTTCAGCAGCGCCTGCGCCGCCTTGTTGAACCGTTTATCCGCCGACCCGATCCGGAACCGCGGGCCGTCGCCGATCACCAGCGCCTCGACGCCGGACACGAGGTTCTTGGCGATGAAGTCGTTCCGCAGGAGCTGCTGGCAGCGCCTGCGCATCTTCGCCCGGTCGAAGGTCGAGAGGTGCCGGTCGGCGCTCCCGCCCGACGGCTCGCGCCCGGGCTCGAGCCGACCGCGGCTGGCCGCGTCGTACCCCTGCCCGTACGTCGCCCGGTCCTCGAGGCACGACTGCGCCACCGGCGAGCGCGCCAGCCGCGTCATCGCCAGGCTCATCAGCTCCGAGCTCATCCGCGCCTGCGCGACCCGCGCCCGCGTCAGCTCGCGCCGCTCGGAATGTGTCAGCGCGGTGGTCATTTATTCAGGCGGATCACGCTCCGGCCACCGGCGCCGAGCCGACGCATCAGCCGCTTCTCGTCCTCGACGAGCTTCTCGTAGTACCGCTCGAGCCCGCCCGCGCTGCGCGACTTCCCGTCGCTGGTCACGTCCGGCTGCGCCAGCGCGTCGGCGACCTCGCCCATGTGCAGCCGCAGCCGGTCGAGCTTCGCCTGCGTCTGGGCGCGGGTGCTCTCCGGGTACGTCCGCCAGTCGTTGTACGAGTAGGTGACGGCCACGTCAGGCCGCCGGGTTCGGCAGCGCCGCGCGGTCGCGCTTCGCCTCGAGGATCTCCGCGTCGATCACCTTCAGACGCTGCTCCGCCCGGTCCTTCCTCGCCATGACGCCGCCCGCCGCGTACAGCGCCCGATGGCTCGTCCGGCGCTTGGCCTCGAGCTCGCGCAGCTCACGCTCGATCCTCGCGGTCGTCTCCCGCAGCTCCTCGCGCTTGGCGTTCGCCTTGTCCACGAACTTCGTGCGGTGCTCCGCCTGCGCCTTGCGCGCCTCGGCGACCGCCTCGACACACTCGACACGCTCCGCCTCGAGCCGGTCGATCCGCTCCTGCGCCTCGCGGCGCTTCCGGAAGTGCCGATCCGCCAGCGGCGGCGCACTCCCTGCGGGGCCTGCTTCGGGCGCCTGCGGTGCGGCACTGCCTGCTTCGGGCGCCTCGGGGTCTTCGGCCTCGAGCCCGAACGCCAGCCGCGCCGCCGCGACCTTCTCGATCGTTTCCAGACCGGCGCACGCCTCCTCGAGGCCCTGCTCGTCGATCCACGCCTCGACGTGCCCGGCGAGCTCGTCGTCTTCGGCGCCCGTCTCGACGGCGAGCGCGAGATCCTCGACGCTGTCCGGGTCCGCCTCGCGCTCGTCCTTCAGCGCCTGCGCCAGCTCCGCGGCCGACCACGGCTCACCGCCGCCCCCGGCATCCCCCGCGTCCTCGTCAGGATCCGCCTGGCGCTGGTCCATGAACTCGGTCGGGCTCAGCTCGTGATCCTTGGTCCACCCGTACTGAGCCGCCTCCTGGGCGGTCTTCAGCCACGTGTGCGCGGGGACGCGCGTCCCCTCGGACCAGCCGAGTTCGCGGGCCTGCTCGACGGTGTTGCTCTGTGTCCGCCCCATCGGTCACCTTTCGTAGAGCGTCCGCCGGTCGGCGCGACGCAGGCCCTGTCTCCGGACGGCCTCGACCGACACCGAACGGCGCCGTGGTCTCGGCTCGGGTTCGCGGCGCGGGGCCGGTTCCTCGCTGACGGGCCGAAGCCGCGCCGCCAGGTTCAGCCGGTCCGCCGCCGCCAGCGCGTACACCGCGGTGTCGAGCGCGTGGTTGTCCTTCTCGCCGGGCCGGAGCATCCAGACGTGCTCGCTCCGCCCCGCCTTCTTGCCCCGCTTGTGCTCGATCCGCACGAGCTGCTCGGCCGTCAGCTCCCGCAGAAGCTGGTCCGGCGCGTCCTCGGCCAGCGCCATCCGCGGCACCTCGTCGCGCTCCGCCCCGCTCGTCTTCAGCCGGTACAGCTCGCCGCGCAGGCGTCCGAGCACGACCGGCTTCCAGTGGTCGGTATTGATGCTCAGCAGGTTCAGGCCCGCCGCCCGAGCCCAGCGCAGGGTCTTCGACGTCCGACCGAGCGGCACCTCCCGGTACGGCCCCGTGATGTTCGCGTTGCCGGCGCCCTTGACGGGGATCACCAGCTTCCCGTACGCCCGCAGCCGCTGGCAGAGCCCGATCGCCTGGTCGGTCCAGAAGCCCGTGTCGATCGCGAAGCCGAGCACCGGCACCGGCTGGCCGCCGCGCCGCGTGTAGCCCGTCTCCGCCAGGAACCGATCGAGCCCGGCGAAGTCGCCGTCGCCCGGGATCGGCACGGTCTCGAAGTCGATCACCGCCACGTCGCGAGCGTGCTCGCCGAACCCGTAGCTGACGACCCGCGCGTAGCTCTTCTGGAGATCGACCGCGGTGATGATCGCCCGCACCCAGACCGGCGGGGCCGTCAGGCGGGACCCGCCCCCGCTGACCGGCACGCGGGCCCGCTTGATCTCCTCGAGCGCGACGCCCTCGCCCGCCGGCTCCCACGCCTCGCCCAGGTCGCTCTGCGTCCAGTCCGGCGTCGCGATGCACCCGTTCCGCCGGAACGGCACCGCCACCGACGCGTACGGGTTCTGGTCCTTGTCCAGCGTCCGGTACAGGCCGCTCAGCTCGAACCCCGCGTGCGCCGACCGCGGCAGGTTGTTCGTGTCGATGACGACGCCCAGCTCGACCGCCGCCCGCTCTCGCTCCGGCCCGTCCTCGCGCAGCTCGTCGAACCGGTACCGGCTCAGCGGGCGCACGAACCGGTCGTGCAGCTTCCCCGCGATCCGCCCGTCCGACTCGATCGCTTCGCCCTCGCGGATCCAGACGCCCATACGCTGCTGCGCGAGGTTGTCGGCCGCGAGGATCTCCGCGCCGCAGTCCGGGCACGCCATCCGCGCCGTCGCCGCGATCAGCTCCGGGCTCGCCTCCACCGTGCGCCCGCTCTCGGGCGCGTCCCAGAAGACCTGTTTCCAGCGGCGGACGTGGAACCGCCCGCAGTGCGGACACGGCACGTGGAACCGCCGCCGGTCGCTGGCGGGCTGCCCGTCGGGGTCGGCGTCCCCGCAGTAGGCCAGGTCGATCCCCTCGCCCTTCATCCCCGGGCGGCCGATGACGATGATCTTCCCGCTCGGCGAGTTCTCGATGCGCTTCCGCACGAACTCGATGATGTTCGGCCGCTTCTCTTCGCAGCGGTCCAGCTCATCGACGATCACCCAGGACAGGCTCGACGTCTCGAGGTTGGCCTCGCTGCCCGCGCCGGTGAACGTCACGTCCATCGCGTCGAGCTGGACCTTCAGGCGTTGCAGGTCCTGCGGCCGTCCCGACCAGTGCCGCCGCAGCGTCGGGCTCTTGCGCACCGCGGGGGTGAACCGCTTCTCGTTCAGCTCCTGGGCCTTGGTCTCGTTCCCGATGACGTACAGCACGTCGCCCGGGTCGTGCGGGACCTTGTACCCCATCGCGACCAGCAGGATCGTCGATCCGAAGAGCTGCGTTGCCTTCCGGAGCGTCACCTGGTCGTAGGTCGGATCGACCATCGTCTCGAGGACCTGGATGGCCGCGGGCGTGCGCGACAGGTCGATGCGTCCGCGGACGCCCGTGCCCTTGTCCGGCAGCACCCACTCACGCTCGGCCCACTCGACCGGGTCCGGCGCGGGCCGCGGCTCGAACGCGTCTCGGAAGATCGACCCGAGCAGCGCGTCGGCGTCGGCGGTCCGCAGCGCGATCACGCCGCGCCCTCCGCCAGCTTCAGGTCTGATTCTGCCTCGCTCAGCTCGCGGAGCGTCCGCTCGATCTGCTCGCCGAACGCCCGGTGCAGCTTCGGCTTCAGGTCGGGCGAGCAGCCGGTAATGGCGACCGCCTGGCTGGTCAGGAACGTCACGGCCTGCTCGAGGCTCTGCCGCGCCAGCACCAGCCGGCGGGCGTACGCCTGCCGGACGTCCTCGACATCGACGAGCCGCCCGAGCTTGCGGGCGTTGTCCATCAGCCGCGCCTGGGCCTTCGCCAGCTCGTGCAGCGCGTCGATCCCGGCCTTGGTCATGCCGACGTCGTCGAGGTTCTGCGCCAGCACGCGCAGCTCGGCGTCGGTCGCCTTCAGCAGCAACCGCGCCGGGTCGGCGCCGTCCTCGGGCGGTGCGTCCCGGCCCCGGATCTCATCGCGCAGCGCCGCGGCCCCGAGGGCCCCGTCGAGCGTCGTCTGGTCCGGGTCGTCGGTCGGCTCGGGGGGCCGCCCCGCGTTGTCCCGCTTGCCGCCGTGCGTCTTCGCGCTCGCGTAGTCGTCGAGCCACGCCTGGGCCTTGGCGAGGTTGATCTTCCAGCGGTCGCCGACCTTCTCGGCCGGCATCCCGCGCTTGATCTGGTTGCGGATGGTCTGGGCGGTGACGAGCTGCCCGTTGACGGTCAGCGTGCGCGCAGCCACACCGATACCGACCGTGCGGTCGGGAGGCCGCTGGTTCGGGTTCGGTGTGTTGTCGGTCAACGCCCGCGCGTGCCGCGGGGTGCAGTCAGCGGTTCACGCGCCGCCCTCCGGTTCAGTGGACGTAGATCAGGTCGATCTCGGGGCAGGTCCTGCGGACGCGGTCGAACGCCTTCTTCAGGCGCTGCGTCGCCCGCCAGAGCCGCTTGTACGGGACGCCGTGCCGCCGGGCGATCTCCGCGACGCTGCCCTGACCGGCGCTCGCCTCGACCGCGGGCGCGATCAGCCCGCCGTCATCCAGCGCCATCGCCGCGACCACTCGCCCCGCGTCCGTCAGCTCGACCATGCTGCCCCTCTGTAATACCCACGTTCTTCCGCACCGGCGGAAAGCTGGACGCGCACGCGGAAACTCACGCCTCGCGCGGCAGCTCGACGCCCCTGCTCGCGGCCCACACGTCGGCCGCGCGGTCGCTCTTGCTCGGCGCGCTGCGCGACCCTCGCACCGCCGCGTGCATCCGGTCCGCGCTCATCCGGTCGAGGGCCATATCTCGCGCCTCGGCCATCGGCCGGGCCGGGAGCATGAACCGGTTGAACGTCTCGACGCCGACGCGTCGCTGGTCGGTCGCCGCGGCGTCGGCGGCCGAGTCGAACCCCATGCGCACGACGCGCTCGACGCCCCGGGTGACGACGACCGTGCTGACGGTCTGGCTGGGCGGGTAGTGGCGTGGCTGGCTGCGACCGATCACGAGCCGGTCGGGCACGACGCGCCCGTCCGAGACGACGAGCGCCGCCGGGAGCAGCTTCCCGTTGGCGGTGACGCTGTGCGCGCGATCGAACGGGTCATCGGTCTCGACGAGCGCGGCCTCGAACCGCTCGCGGTGCTCGTGCGCGAGGCGGACGAGCAGCTCGCGTCCGGCGAGCAGTCGTTCGGCGTTGGCCAGGCGTGCGCGCGGCGTGGCGCGCCGCCGTGGTCGCGGCCGGTTGCCCTTGATCCGGTCGAGGTCTCGTCGGAGCGTGAGCACCTCGCGCCCCATCCACGCCGCCCTGGTCGTCCTGACCCCGCACGCGCTCATTCCTGCTCCACCTTCCCGACGGCGGTGCGCCGCACGTTCCCCTCGCCGTTCGGCCGCACGCGTCGGTAGACGGTGCCGCCGTCCTCGAGCCCGAGTTTCTGTTCGATGCGTTGCACGCGCCAGAGCAGCTCGCGGAGCAGGTCGGCGACCTGCCTCGCCTCGACGCGTTCTGCGCGCTGCTCGACCAGCTCCGCGTGCGCGCTCATGCCGCTCCCCCCTCGGTACCTTGATGCCTCGGTGCCTCGGTGCCTTCCGTCTCACTCCCCCCCGCCTGAATCACCCCCACCAGCAGCAGCGCGTCGGCGAGATCGGCCTCGAGCTGTTCGAGCCGCTGTTCGATCGTGGCGCCGACAGGGATCTTGGCGTGCCCGGCGCGTCCGATGATCCGTTCGACAGCGCAGCGGACGCGCGGGTCGAGCTGCTCGGCGTTGTTGAGTCGGTCGAGCACGCGCTCGACGGTCGCCGACCAGGCTTCGCAGGACAGTCCGTCGGGCGGGCGGACGATGACCGTGGTGCCGTCGATCTGGCTGCGCAGCGTGACCTCGCGCTCGGAGTTGGCGACGACGATGTACGGCCCCGCGTTCACGCAGCATCCCCCCGAGTGCCGAATCCCGACTCCCGATTCCCGCCGTTCTCCTCCGCCCGCTGCCTCTCCCGCTCATCGAAGACCTCGCGTCGGTGCACGGGCACGCTGTCGTGCGCGGTGACGCCGACGCGTACGCGTTCTCCCTTGATGTCGCAGACGCGCACGACGGCGATCGGCGGCTCACCGATGACGATCTCTTCTCCGTCCTTCCGTGTGATCACGAGCATGGCGTTCCTTCCTTGGTTTCCGCCGCGTCTCTTCCTGATGCCTGATCCCCGATCCCTGATCCCTGGTGCGTGCCGGGCCATTTACGAACCCGTAGATCTTCCGGCCACTCCTCCGGGTCGCCGCCCTTGGCGTTCGAGAGGTGCACACGCACCGGCGCGCCCTGGTACACGGGCCCGCAGTCGTGCTCGACGCACACGGTCGATGGCCAGGCGGTCTCGCAGTAGGTCTTCCACTCGCCCGTCTTCTCGTCGAGCACGCTGCACTCGTCGGCATCGAAGCCCGCGTCATTACGATCGATCACGTGCGCCCCGAGCTGCTTGTTGAAGCACGCCACGCCAGCGCCCGCGCACTGATCCTTGATCGAGCGCACCCACTCGACGTTGCAGGGTCGCGCACCGCGCCCCGACTCCCCGCCGACGATGACCCAGTTGATCGGGAGCCGACCAGCCTGATACCCGCACCGCTCGCACGGGTGCGTGACATGGTTGAAGCACGTGTGCGAGCACGGGCTCTCGCGCCTCATGCGCAGTTCCACTCGTCCCAGCAACGGCTCGCAGCTCAGGAAGCGCACCGCCGCGGGGCACCTGAGCAGGTGCGGGATGCGCTCGTCGGCGCGCTGCTGATCCTCGACGCTGGTCCCCAGCCACACGTTCGCGGCCCAACCAGCACCCTCCGCACGTTTCAGGTTGGGCAGCCCCTCGCGCTCCAGCCGTCGCGTCAACGCGAGTGATGCGGCCGATTCGTTCGGCAGATCATCCGCATACACCCGCCGATTCGCCCAGGCCGCCTCTTCGGTGTCACCCAGGTACATCAGCGTGCGACGAGTCAGATACGCCGCCATCCGCTCCGGGCGCTTCGTCAGCAGCAGCCAGTCCACGTCGGGCCGCAGCGCCATCACCGCGAACACCCGATCGAGCCAGGCGTCCTCGACCCACTCCCCGAACGGGTCCGTCATGTCGCCCAGGAAGACCCGCGGCCGGGCGCTCCCGCCCTTGAACGTCGTCTCACCCTTGGGGGGCTTCGGCCGGAAGCGGAGCATGTGCGCGAGCGCGCCCTCATCGAGCCGCGGCGTCAGCGCCGCCATCTCCCCTTTCGTGTACGCACGCCCCTTCTTCCAGCGCAGCCCGACCTGCTCCGCGTAGCAGTTCGCGCACCCCGAACTGACCTTCACGCACGCGTTGCGGATCACGTCTCCATCGGGCGCGACGAACTCGACGAACGACCCGACGGCGTAGTCGCACCACTCGATCGACGTCCGATGCACGGCCTGTCTGAGCTGAGGAACCTCGACCCGCACGGCAACCTCCCACGCGTGAGCGCGGGGCGCGACGGACCGCTGATTCGGCGGACGCATCCTGCGCGCTGGCGGCGCCGCTGTCAACCCGGCGCGCGGTTCTCCACACCGACGCGCCGACCGACGACCGCCGACCCGATCACCCTTGGCGCTGCGCTCGACTGCGCAGTGAAGCGCAGCGGAGATCAGAGAGGACCACTGCGCAATCGGCGAGCCGACCAGGCCCGCACCCCCCGACGTCGCGCCTTCCCCCGCACCCCCAAGTCCGGCCACGCCCGCGGTCGCCGGGTCGGGCCACTAGTACACAAGACGACCCCCAGCCGCCGCAGCGACCGGGGGCCCTGGCTGGATCCGCCGCTGCGCACCACCGCGACGTAACTACATGCAAATCAAGCTCTTACCCCCCATTTCTCCGGCCATCCGCGAAATAACGCACCTGCACCTGCCGCCCCCCCCAGCGGAGGACCCGCAAGGGTTTCCCCTCGCCTTTCGGGGAACGGGGGAAAACCCTTGGTTCGAGCCGGGCGGCGTCAGACGTCGGGGATCAGTTCGGGGCTCGCGTACGACGTCTCGGACGTCGGGTGCACGACCTTCAGGCCCGTGAACAAGCGCGCCGTGCGCTTCTCGCTCTTCTTAGCCTCGTCTTCGGTGACGGGCCCACTGGTGGTCTCGCCGCGCCAGTGGAACGGAGCGCCGCGCAGGACGCTTGGGAGTGTCTGCCCGATCCAGGTCCTCGGATGTACGTGCGTCAATCCCTGCTGAGCGCACCACGCCTTGTACGCCTCATGTACCTCAGCGATCGTGACGACGTCGCTGCCCTCGTTCGTGACATCGACGCAGTCCTCGATGAATAGCTCGGCGTTGCTCGAGCCGGCACGGAACGCCATCAACGGCCCGGCGCTCGAGCTGGGCTGTATGAAGCCACCATCCTCAACCAGCCATCGCAGCCCAGCGAGCGCAAAGAGAACGCGACCACGGCGTGAGGCCGGGTCGCGGAGTCGGTTCAACAGGTTCTTATCGACCTCGATGCTCTCGTCACCTACCACCGGCTTCTTGAAGTCAAAGACCAGCATCCTGCGCATGAGCGCGTTCGACGCGTCCTTGAGCTGGGGGATCGTGTTGCAGACGATCGCG